TTCTACTACTGTCTGCGCGTGCCGGGGCTCCAGGCCTACCTATTCCGCAAGACCTACCCGGAGTTGGAGAAGAACCACATCCTGCCGGCCCGGACGGAGTTTCCCAAAGAGGCCTGCCGGTATAACAAGCAGGGCAAACGGTTTGAGTTCGCCAACGGATCAAATTTTCACTTTTGCCACCTCCAGCACGAGAGCGACCTGGTGCAATACCAGGGCGCGGAGATCCATTTACTGCTGATCGACGAAGGCACCCATTTCACCGAAGAGTCGTATCGCTTTCTGAGGGGCCGGACACGGAGCAAGCCGCCGGACACCCCGCCGGAACTGCGGGCGCGGCTGCCCCGGATCGTGTGCGGGTCGAACCCGGGCGGCGTGGGTCACGCCTGGGTCAAACGGACCTGGGTGGACTTCGCCCCGCCCATGACCATCAAGCGGGCGCCCAAGGCCGACGGCGGCATGAAGCGGTGTTTTATCCCGGCCCGGCTGTCGGACAACAAGATCCTGATGGACTTGGACCCGGAATACGAGGCCCGGCTGGATGGCCTGCCTGAGTATCTGCGTCGGGCGTGGAAGTTCGGCGACTGGGACATCTTCGCCGGCCAGGCCTTCCCCGAGTTGCGGCGTGAGGTGCACGCCTGTCGGCCGTTTGTCATCCCGCACTGGTGGCGGCGGTGGATGGCCGTCGACTGGGGGTATGCCCGGCCGTATTCGGTCGGCTGGTATGCCAGCGACACGGACGGGAACCTGTACCGATACCGGGAGCTGTACGGCTGGAACGGGGAGCCCAACCAGGGCAACCGGGAGCTGGCCTCTGACGTGGCGGCCAAGATCCTGGCTGTCGAGCAGGAAGCGGGAGAGCAGATCAATGAGCGATACGGCGACCCGTCCATGTGGATCAAGCACGGCATCCAGCGGGGAGCGGCGGCCGCGGGCAACCCCAAAGGCACCGGGATCAGCATTGAGGACGAGTTCAGCAAGGCGGGCGTGTACCTGACGCCGGCGGATAACGAGCGGATTAACGGCAAGATGCAGGTGCATGAGCGGCTGAAGGTGGTGGACGGTCAGCCGCGGTTCATGGTGTTCGAGACGTGCACCCAGTTTTGGCGGACCGTGCCCTTGGTGGTCCTGGACGAACGGAACCCGGAGGACGTGGACACCGATTGCGAAGACCACGTGTATGACGAGGTACGGTATGCGCTGATGGCGCATCCGATTGCGTCCGTGGAGCCGGCCCGGCAACGGACCGAGGAGGAGGAACTTTTTGGCGGCTGGCGGGTGGCCGAGGCCGTCGAGCAAGCCGAGCCCGAGACGCCTGAGGACGTCTGGGCCGAGATGGTGGGAGGGGAGTTTTATGAAGAGCTGTAGATACCGCGTGATCCTGTTTGAGCCGTGGCGAGGGCACCGAAGATTGTGGGCAGATGAAGCCGCGCTGGAGGCGGTTGAGCGGCACGGATGGGGCGTAGAGGAAGCGCTGGGGTTGATATGACCGCCTACAACGAAAAAATTACGGAGGATGAAATGCAGGAGTTTATGGAGGAAAGCAAACCCCTGGAGCCTGGCGACCAGGTCCAGATTCAACCGAAACACCAGAAGGCTGTTAGGGCGCTGGCTGACGTCGTTGACGATATGGGCGCGGCGTTTACCGAGGCGGCCCGGCAACTCCGGGCGCATAAGGCCAAGCTCAGCAAATGCCTGTGTGCGCTCTATCCCGAGATAGACGGGTACGCCTGGCACCTCAACACAGACGACATGGTTGTCACCATCCTGTCGGAGCGCGATTTATGACCGCCTGTATCTCAGAGACAACGATTCTGATCGCCATGGCCATGACGGGGTTGTTTGTGGCCGGGGCGTTCGTTCTGGGGGCGCTGCTGTATATCCTCGGGCTCGCCCGGGTGAAAGCGCTGGGCGTGGCCCCGGCGCCGGCAGATCCGGAGCAACCGTTTCCGGGTGAGTGGCACGTGCCCACAGCCGATGAGGACCCCATGAGCCGGTATGAGGTGGACGGCTCAGAAATGACGGGCTTCGACGATCCGGGCCTAAGCGCCCTGGCCAACATGACCATGGGCGGAGAGCGGCGGAAAGACCCGGTGGCCGAGGCCTTCCAGGATATGGATCAGCGGACCATGGAGGAGTTGGAGAAAGGAGGGGTGAGGTGATTGGTGGAGACATCACTGACGGTTGGATGTTTGATGCGCTGTGGTCTGGATACTATTGCGAACTCTGCGGCGTGATCATCGATGGGGCAGAGCCAGGGGTCCCTCGATTATGCGCGAGTTGCGAAAAGGAGATGGGGCCATATTGATGAAAATCTTATGCGCCAATTGCCGGGAGCACGTGGCCGAGGCGGAGAAGATCAGCCTGCCTCTGACCATCGAGCAGTTTCAGCCGCGGCCGGACGCCGAGATCGGGGTTTTTTACGAGGATCTGGGCGGATATTTTCTGTGTCCCATGTGCGGGTTTGACATCCGGCATCCGGTCAGCGGCAAGGTCCTGGTCCGATACGCCAACGGGACCGAGGGATGGAGGCCGCCTTCGCCCCCCGCTTCAAGCGGGGGAGCTTCGGCGCCCAAGGCCGCAAAAAAGCAAGCGGGCTCGAAGAGCAAAGCCGATGGATGACGAGCGGAGAAAACGCTGTTTGAACTGTGGAGAGAGCATCCCCCTCGACCCGGTTTTTCCCGATTGGCCATATTGCGCCGATTGTTCCGTGATCTTTGGAGATACCGACTACGACCCAGAGGAACGACGCGATGGACGATGACCGGACCGTAAACGCGGCCCTGGACCCGGAGATTGATGTTCGGGGAGACACCCCGCCCCCGCTGGGCGACGAGCGCTTAGGGCCGTGGTTGTGGCAGCACTTCGAGACCGCCCGGCGGCGCAAGGCGGCCCTGAATGTGACCGAGCGCTGGCTCCGTAACCACGAGCTGTACCGGGGCCGGCACTGGCGCAACCGGGGCAAATACGCCCTGATGCCGCTCAACCTGATATTCAACGCCGTCAAGCTGACGGTGGCCAACCTGACCGACCAGGACCCCCGGGCTAACGTGATGTGCCACGAGCAAGGCGGAGAAGAGCAGGCCCAGACCATGGACAAGGCCAACCGCTATTGGTGGCGGACCAACGACGGACGCACCAAGCTGAAACAGGCGGTCCAGAAGTCCGAGACCTACGGGTCCGTAATCGGCAAGATGTTCTTCAATCCGGACATTGACGAGCCTTTAGGCGACGCTGACTTTCAGATCGTTGACCCTCTGGCCTTTTTCCCGTGGCCGGGCAAGACGGACATCAACGACATGCCTTGTGTGTTCGAGGCGTACGTCATGGAGCTTTCGGAGATCCGGCGCCGATGGCCGGATGGCGGCCCCAAGGTGTCGGCCGATCCGGAGATGACCGAACTGGGCGGCAGCCGGGAGCGGGTACAGGGCGGGCTGGACGTCGACGCGGATGTGACCACGTCCAACGTAGGCAGCGATTACGCCGTGATCGAGGACCAGGACGACACCGACATGGGAACTCGCCGGGCCTTGGTGATCGAGGCCTGGTTCCGGGACTATTCGACCCGGACGGTCAAGGTGGATACGGGGCGGACTCAGCCGCGGCTGAACGGTGAGGGATTGTTCGTCATCGATCCGCTAAGCGGCCAGATTGTCCAGGAGCCGGTCTACGAGAACCAGGAGATAGACGCGTACCCGGGCAATGTCCGTCGGGTGATCATGGCCAACAACGGCCGGGTGATCCTGGACGACCGGGGAAACCCGTCGATCAATCCCGAGCTGCCCGGAGAACTGGCCTCCCAGACGTTTCTGTGGAACCAATACCCGTACCGCAAGCTGGACAGCAATTCGGACGACTTCGGGTTCTGGGGCTTTTCCATGATTGAGCAGGTCGAGCCCCTGGTCATGGAGATCAACAAGAAGATCAGCCAGATTGTGGCCCACATCGACCGGACGGCCCTGCCTACCCTGATCAACCCGTCCAACAGCGGGGTGCCGTATGGGCACGTGACCAACAAGCCCGGTCAGCAATGGAACCCGACCAACGCCAATACCGGCATGGGTATCCGGTATTTGGACATGCCTAATCTGCCCTCTGATTTCTACAAGGTGATCGAGATGCTTCTGGATCTGTTCGACGTGATCACGGGCATCCACGAGGTCAGCGAGGGCAAGAAACCGGGGGGCGTGACCGCCTTCCGGGCCATTGTGGCGCTTCAAGAAAAGGCTCAGACGGTCTTCCGGGAGAAAATCCACAACCTGGAGACGTTTATTGAGTGGGTCGGCCGGGCCTACATCGGCCTGGTTCAAAACTGGTACCAGGTCACGCGCCAGATCACACTCAGCGGGCAGCCGGAGCCGGAGAAGGCGGTTTTTCGGGGCGTCGACCTGCAAGGCAAGTATGAGTATGAAATCGTGGCCGGCTCCACCCTGCCGGTCAATCGGGAGTACAGACGCCAGGAGGCCGTAGAGCTGGGGGCCCGGGGTCTGATCGATCAGCAGGCGGTCTTAGAGGCTCTGGATTTTCCGAACCGTGACGAGGTGGTTCACCGGATGCAGGCCGGGCCGATAGGCATGACGCTGGAGAAGATCGCGGCTTTGGCCGAGGCGCACGGGGTGCCCCGTGACTTCGTGCAAAACATCTTGGGCTTGGCGCAGGTGCCCGACGAGGAGGCGAAGAAGATCATAGCGCAGGCCCGAGCGCAGCAGCAGGGACCGTCCAACGGGCAGGGCGGACCCCAACCAAAAGGTCCCGTGGCGGCGGGGCCAAACGTCCAACGCCCCGGGCCTGGGATACCTCCTAACCAGGTCCCGGGGCGGGCGTAAACAGGAGGTGATTAGTGGCTAGTGATTTAGTGAAAGACTTGGAACCGGGTGATTTTCTTGACCGGTGGTTGGCCCAACTCTGTGGGGTAAATTTGATGGAGGACGGTAGCTATGGCGACCAGGACGATTTGTGGAACCCCTCGGCACCAGACGGCTGGGCGGCCATGGGAGTCGTGTTGGCGTGGTTGAACGCGCATAACCACGAGATTAGGTTATCCAACGCACAGGGACACTTCTGTATCAACATCTATCCCGACGGACGAGGG